ATCTAACGGTAACGCAGGAAGTTGAGAAATAATATTTGTGCAGTTATTGAAGAAGACCAAGCGAGGCTCTTCAGTAAACTCATCGACTTGCAATCTTCTGTGTACTTCATTTTTTCCTGCAACTCTAGACCCTTTACTTCTATCGGATGGTCTCCATCTGCATCCTTTTTGTATCATTTGTTCCGCAAGAGAAGGACCAGTATCCCCACGTTTATGCCAAAGGCTACTGTCCAACACCCCATAACTAATAGTTCCGTCATCTTGTTCTGCCTCTAATATCATATCAGCTAAATCTGTAGCTAACACTTTCTTAACGTATAACTCTCTATAAACTATTAACTGTTCGTCAGGACTTACAGCAAACCACACCACGCCACTGTAGCTTCCGTACCCATAGTCACAAGCCCTAAATTTCTTCCAACCTGAGGGAATATCAAATGGTTCAACAACATGTATAGCTCTGTCAAACTCTGAAAAAGCTGCTCCTTCATTGACATCCCAATCTCCTTCTAATAATTGTCTTCTTTGATGTTCAGGTAGAGACAATAACATTGTTTCATATTCACCTGAATCAGATAAGTAAGGATTGTCTAAAAGCCTAGCAGGAATAAATCTGCGTCTAAATAATGCTTGACCTTCTTTACTGTGACCTCTAGGATACACTAATCTATTACCTGTGTCAATATCTGTTGCATCAAAAGATGTATTATATGGAGAAGGGTCTATAAACATTTTTTTAACCCATTGATGTCCTGCCCCTCCAGGATTTGTTGTAGCTCTCATGTATATAGGTAAGTCTGAAGCAGGTGTACGCAAACGACTGCGTAAGTAATTCCAAGCAAAAGGCGTTGCCCACTGTGTAAGTTCATCGAATCCAATCCAACTAAATGCTAAACCTTGATACCGTAATACATCTTCTTCTCTGTCTAAATACGAAAACCAGATTCTGCCACCATTAGGGGCTATCCACTGCATCTTTCGCTCTGACCATTTTATATTAGGAATTACTTTTGGATATAACTCCTGTGACTTCCACACTAATTCTCTTAACTCTTCTGTTGTGTGACGTACTAGCAAACCTGAAAACTGTGGATGCGAAATGTAACGTAATGGGTCAGCCAACATAGCATAACTCTTACCACCACCTGCACTGCCACCATATAGTACTTCTCGTTCACTTGCAGCTAAGAAATCTGTTTGTGGTCCTTCATTAGGAGAAAAAATAACTTTACGACCTTGATAAGGGTCTATAGGTTCTGCAGGTAAACTAGGTAATTGTTTAACTACTTGTTTCTCTTGCACCAACTCTTTCTTTTTCAATTTTTTCTGCCGTGGCAATCGCTTCTTCGTACCTTTTAGCCCAGTTGCGTTTTGTTGAAGCTGTTTTCTTACGACTTCGCTCATTAGTTATCCTTTTACGTAAACCTTCATGTGATATATGTCGTTTTGTTGTTGTGCTTAACCAGTTTGCAACTTCTCTGTAACTGTATTGTCGTATATATTTTTTGGCTTGTTCTAATGCATCTAATTCTTCGTTTACAGGTATAAGTATTTTATCGTCATCTTCATCTATTTTGTAACCAAAAGGTATAGTTTTAGATACTCTAGGTATAGGTAACCATTTTATTGTTTCTTTTTCTTCTGGTTTAGGTAAATCCCAATAACCTAGACTTTCAGCTACAAAACTCATTTTATTTTGTTTCTACCTTTAGTAGCAGGTTGTTTTTTTCTGTTTATTGTACTAGGAAGTATCTTTAAATTACGAGTACTATTATTCATAGGGTTCATATTTATATGGTCTACTTCTCTTCCATCACCTTTTTTAACTAATCCTGCTTTAGCTAACTTATATCTAGCCCTGTTTCTAGAGGCTCGTCTAGCTTTTTGTGTAGCAGAAGCATGATAAGAATCATACTCTTTACGATAGTTTCTACTAGGCATTTGTTTCCTCTTGTTTAGGTGGTAATATAAATAAACCACTCGGAGCAGTTACTTCCATTTTTTCTGTTTTAGCATATCCTGTTCTATCTAATAAATCTTTAGCTGCTACCATTTTATCTCGTATACCTAGTTCAGTAGGGTCATTTAATACATTAGCCATAGAAAAGGCTGCTCTAGGAGCAACCCTCGCTAAGTATTCTTTTGTAGCATCTGCTATTTCATCTTTCATAGAACGAATAACTTCAGTAGTTGAAGTTGTATCAGAGTACCCTGCTAGTCTTTTAGCTGTAGTTACATCTCCTGCTGCTTGGTCAAACAATACATTTAAAAACATTTGTTGTTTTTCAGTTAAATTTTTTGTCATATTTTTCTAAACCTCTTAGTTTTTTTAGCAATATTTTTAGGTTGAGAAGCATGTTGTTTACCACTAGCTTTTGCTTTTCGTTTAACTTTCGTAGTTGCAGCATATTCAGCAGAAGAAAGATTTTTAATAGCTGCACTTGGAAGATAGCGTTCTCCTGTAGCTTTTGAGCCTTGAGTAGAAGGTTTACCACTTTTAGTTCTCCATTTTTGTGCAGTCCAAGATTTAAGACTTTTTTGAGATTTAGCTAATGCCATTATCTTTTTTTCTTTACAGCACCGCCTCTAGCCATACCTTTTTTCTTTACAGCACCGCCTCTAGCCATGCCTTTTTTCTTCATTATAGCTCCACCTCTAGCCATACCCTTTTTCTTCATCATAGCTCCACCTTTAGCCATGCCAGTTTTTTTCTTCATCATAGCTCCACCTTTAGCCATGCCTTTTTTCTTCATCATAGCTCCACCTTTAGCCATACCCTTTTTCTTCATACCGCCTTTAGCATAACCTTTTTTCTTTTTAGTCATGCCTCCACCTTTCATAAAGCCCATTTTATTACGGACAGCACTAGGTAGTTTTTTTAGACCTTTTTGTTTTGGTGTTGGTTTTTTCATAGCCATGTTTTTTCTCCTTGCTATACAGATTGTCAAATACACGTTGGGTATCCCATACGTATTCAGTTTCTAATTTTGAATGAAACACATTTTGATTAGGTTTAAAATCTGGTGCTCCTTCTCCTGTTTCAAACCACGCAGGATGGGTTACTCTTACTCTGTTATTGGGCAACGCTACAATGTTACCTGTGTATTTACCTGCATCCATTAACTCTAACACATGACTTTGTTTGTGTTGTGCAGGGTCATCTGCTATCTCACTGTCTGTGTAGTCTACAGTGAAGTAATACTTAGCAGGATAAAATTCTCCATCAACTTTAGCTATCCAAGGTGCAGGAGTTGCTCTGTTAAGCACATACACAGAATGGTCATGCGACATACAATCCCAAGGCTGTGCTGCATACACTGGCAATTCGTCAGCCCACTCCTCAACTAAAGTATCACCTACCAATGCTGTAATAGGCATTCTAGCCCACATTGCACCACCGTGTATGTTTGGTTCATCTTCGTCATCAGATTCACAACCTGTAAATATAACTTGAAAACTCAAACATCTGTTAGGCATACTCGTTACTGCTATTACCATGCAGTGTAAAAACTCTCCATGATACTGTTCATGGTTACACGTATACTCTCTTCTTACCCACGCTTTAAAATATGGGATGTTGCTTTGTAAATAGGGCATTAAGCATTTTCCTTTTCCTTTTGCTTTTTCAACTGAAGTTTAGCTTGGTTAGCTAGTTTTACAACTTCAGTCTTACCCATTACTTTAGCACGTTGTTCCATCACTGTCAAGATTTGTATTTTTCTAGCGTAAGGTTTTTTAATTCGTTTAACTTTAGCTATGGTAGCTTTTGCATCTGCTACCGTTGCAAACTTAATACTGACTGTATCTTTTGGATTTTCGTCTGTATAAAGTCTTCTGCCACTGCCCTTAGGTTTTTTACCAGTTCCTTTTAGGGGGTCTTTTTTCTTTGCCACAGCTATTTAACTCTTTTACGTGCTATGCCTTTTAAAACTTTAGCTTGACCTGCATGTAGCTTAGAGGCCTTATTTAAACCCTTAATAACTTTTTTAACTTTCTTTTTACTTTGATTAGTTAATGCCATTATTTGTAACCTCCACCTGATGACTTATATTGTTTAGCTAACATTTGAGCTTTACGAGCAGACCACTGACCTGGAGCACCACCTTTACCGCCAGATTTAATTCTATTAAAAATAGCTTTTCTTTTTGTGGGTTGAGTATAATTACCTGCTTTATTTACTGTAGATTTTTTTATTGCCATAGTATTACCACTTTACTTTATGAGACCAGTATCTTGCTGAAAATTTATCAGGCTTTGCGTCTTGTGCGTTGTGTCTTGCATAGTAGCTCTTCTTACGGGCCTTATCTTTTGCTGATGTAGGATTTTTACCTGCACCACGTACTCCTTGTTGACCAAACCGTATAAGTTTTATTTCATGCCCTTTTTGAGCTAAAACTATATGAGATTTAGTGGGATGGTCAGGAGTACGTTTAGGTTTATTTACACCCTTTAAGTTGTGTTTTTTAAGTAACGCAGCTTTTCTATTTTCGTGGGCCATTTTATTTTATACCGTATACCTTTGAGTATATCTCACTGCGTCCTATACCTAAGTCTTGCAGTTCTCTGTCTGAAAATCTATACAACTCACTCATAGCTGCTCGTCTAGCTCTAGCTTCTTGTGACCGTTTAAACCATTCTTTTAATATATTAATCATTGTACATCTCCTTTTGTTATCGTACATAGGAGTTATACCATATATAGTTATATCATACTATAGATAAGAATGCAAGTCCGTTATGCAGTAGTTGATTTAGGTACTTCAACTAAAGAAGCTACAACGTGTAATCTGTTAGCTGTAGCTGCTGTAACTTTAAGTATGTCACCTGACACTAATATTAAATCATTAGTAATTAGTTCTATTGTGCCACTAGCTCCTACTGCTTTTAAATGATACAAACTAAAAACGCTGCTGTCATTAGTTACAGTAAGTGTTATAGTGTCTGCATTTCCACTGTCCTCTGACACTAAAATAGAAGATACAAAGGTAGTCATTAACGGTGGACACGTATACAATGTTGTTACGTTAGTAGTTGTTAAATCAGACTTAACATTTTTGTATCTAGATACGCTGAGAACATTAGCCATTTATTTTTTATACTTTTTTCCAGGGGTACGCTTAGAATCTTTAATGTAATCTTTTAGTGAGTAGTCACTGCCACCCATGTTTTTTAAATCATCTTTAGTTATAGCTATATATTTATTACCATTATGGGTAAATGTTTTACCTCTGCCTTTACCTTTATTGTATGCCTTTTTAAATGCATCACCAAAAGAACCTGTAGACTTAGTTTTAGGCTTCTTACGCTCTTGAGGAATAGAATCTGTAATATCCACAGTTGTTTTAGAAGGCACAGAAGGATTTTTATCTCCTCCACCTATAAATGAACCTATACCTGCAGCACCAGTTGTTATAGCTATAAGTAAACCTGCTTTACTTGATTTATTCTTTGGTCCAGTTACCTGTTTAGGTTTAGGTGTAACATCTTTCATAGGTCTTGCACCTTTATCGCCTCTAGAGGCTTTTGTAGCTACAGACGTAGAAGACGGTTTAGTTACAGCCGTAGACGGTTTCTTAGCTGCTGCTCTACTTCCTTGTGTTGCAGGTGGTTTATACCCTGTGTACTTACCTGCTCTATCTCTAGGGTTTTTACCACCTCGTCTAAGTTCTTTACTAACCTTTGAAAAAGTATTTAAAGTGTCAGCATTTTTTTGATTTTTCTTAGCTGCTTTTACAGCTTTGTCTATGTTAGCTTTTGTAGCGTTAACTACTTTTTTAGCTGTTTTTCCTGCTAGTTTTTTAGCTCCTGCTGCTGCTAATCGTCTAGCTATAGCTGCAGTTCCTGCTCGTAATGCTATACCACCTAATGCGTATATTACAGGTACAAATACTACCATTTTAAGTCTCCTTTTTTAAATTCTCACTGATTTGTCAATACATTTGTATCGAATGCTGTGTGGTACAGCTAGTTTAGGTCTCATATGACTTACAAATTGTCCTACCATTACTACACATTCTTGAACTGTTTTAGCTTGGTGGTCTGGGTTAAAATGTTTACAGTCTACGGATTGGTCTATAGGAGATAGAAGACATATTGTAACTAAGGGCAAAAACATATCATACGTTCTTACTTAATTCAAAGTGTGGTCCATCTATAAATGGTCTACGTCCTTCTTGTCTGCGAGTATCTATGTAATCATTCATAGCTGCTTCCATTGTCATGTTACATGTACGCAAATCGTTAATATGCCAAGCTGCACCCCAACGTATCGAAACGTCCTCTAGCTTTGCAGCTTCCATCATAGCGTCAGCAATGTCATCATAGACATTGAGTTCCCATGATGCCCTCCCACCAATATACGCCATCAAGTCTACAGCTAACCCCTCTAGGTGCTTTGACTTCATGGTTTGTGATGCTCCTTTAGCTACAAGTGCTTCTTGCTCTTCTATGGTACGCATTCCACAGATAACGCCAAAGTCTATCTTTGTAAGTTCAATAGCTTTTTTAACAACTCGTATCATGTCGGGGTTGACACCTTCAAGTCTATCTAAGCTACGTTGTGAGAGAGTAAATCCCATGTTGTATTTCCTTTATGTATTTTAATAAATAGTGACACCTAGTAACGACAGTACAATAGGAGATAAAATAGCAGTTGTAAGAAAAGAGGATACACCAATTACACAATAATATATAAATTGTTTCATTTTTTATTTATCTCCTTTACTTTTCCTATTTTAACTAAACGCTCTTTATCTTCTTTTGCTTTACATGGAATACAAACTTCATTCAGTTGTGTCCATTTTTTACGATGTGTAAATACTGTATATGTTTTTACTGACTGTTTACATACAGGACATATCGCATTCGACATTACTTCATTCTACGTCTAGCCATTCCCCCACCATAAAACATACCTGTCTTACGCATATCAGTCATGCCACCTTTATTCATAGACATGCCTGTTGTAGGATTTATTTTTCGTTCTTTAGTTGACATCATACCACCCATGTATGCTCCTCTAGGTTTTTTACCACCTTCTTTCATACTTGAAATTTGAGCCATTAAACTTTTCTTTTTATCTGAATTTGATTTACCTTTATCGTCTGCTCTAAGTACATTATATTTATTACCCTTCCAAGTAAAAACATAATCTTCTTTTTTACCACCACCTACTATAAATTTTTTACGAGCGGCTGCAAAGGCCATCTTAAAAGTTGGTGTTACTTTAAGTTCCATTGTAGGCTGCTTAGAATCTATAGTTTCACCTACTTTATCTTCTAATTTTCTTTTTCTAGGCTGTTCAGCCATCTTGTCTGAGGGATTCATCTTAAAATTACTTTGTGCCATAATACTGTATTCCTTTTATTGTGTCAAGCCTTTTTGCTTTTCATATGTACGTAAGCCACCTAGACCCAACATACCCATTAGTACCGTCATTAAACTTCCCATATCAAATTCAGGTATAGGCGGTATATCTATTCCTGTAAGGGTTACTACAAATATTATCAGTGGTGAAAGAATAAAGTGATACAGCAAAGCTATACCACATACCCATCCTACGAATGGTCTCCAACCGCCTTTGAATATACTTCCAGAGGCTGCTTCCGCTTTGTTTATCTCTAGTTGAGCTAACAACGCTTGTTGAGCGTGGGTGTCAGCCATAGTCGCTAGTTCATGGGCTAGTTTAGCTTTCTCATCTGCGTCAGGTATAACCTTATCTAGGATACTCGATACTGGGCCTATAAGAGAAGCTACAATACTCATTAGACATTAACAGCTATATAGATACACAGACCTATAATAATTAGTTTACCGTAATCTAAATCCCACGCAGTTCCTTCACCTCTTTCTTTAAAGAAGTTTTTTATGCGTTCAAATCTTTCTCCTACAGTCATGTTATCTCCTCTATTAACATTTACAGTCAGGGTTGTTACAACCTTGGCTTTTTGGTATAGATGCTCTAGTACCATTGACATAAATACCAAACCATGCTGCACCTGCACCTACTATTACAGATACAAATCCTGCTTGAGCATTGTTAGGGTCTGTTAAATTCATAAACCATGTACATGTCTGGTAGAATACAAGCATGTACGATAGTATCAACATACGTGGTACTATTCTCCATGCAGATAGCTTTTCAGGTGTCATAACTACAGTATCCTCGTTTTAAGTCAGGGTCTTTTACTTGGGAAGCACTTAAATGCCCTTCCAAATACATAGCTCTCTCTATGTGGTCTAAAGTATACTTATGTCCAGTACGTGACTCTATAGCTTTCTGTACATAAAATACATCACTCATAGGTATATGTACATTTTTAAGTTTGTTAGGGTTATCAGAAGCAGCAGCTTCATAGAACTGTTCTAAAATAGAATCCATAGTATGTATAGTTTTACATAATTTAAAACTAATGTCAATACATATTTATGTTTTTTTAATTTATTTGAAGAAATCATATATATGTACAGTTATATGTATTATTAAAGTTTTTTAAAA